ACTCTATGTTCTTCTGTAAGGTAAATGTTTGGTCAATTGATTGAAGAACTTCATTTTTCTTTTTCTCAATTTCGGCATCATTATGTTTCTTATGTTCTTCGATGGCATCTTTCTGCATCTTAATTTTCTCTGCCGATAAATCTAAATCATATTTGTTTTTCAATGATTCATTTTTATTAATCGACATCTTTTCTTTAACAATGCCATTCATTGATGAGAAAATACCAATGTCCAATAAGTCCTCAATGATTGCTCTTCGGTCACCAGGTGACAGCTGCATAAACGGAACAAATGAGGCAGAACCCAAGATGACTACTTGCGTAAAAGACTTATAGTTTATTTTGAGAATGAATTTCTCTAGGTGGTCTTGGTAGTCTTTAGCTTTCGCATCTTGGTCCACTAACTGGTCATTACAATATACTTCAAATGTGTTTGGTTTAATACCACGAATAATCTTATACTTCTTTTGGCCAATAGAAAACTCAACCTCAACCACACCTTGTTGTTGGTTAATGGAGTTTAATAGATTGGGTTTATTGATTTTACGAAATGGCTTTCCAAACAAACCAAAACACAAGGCATCCAACATAGTGGATTTACCAGCACCGTTATTACCTATAACAAGTGTGTTTGGAGATTTAGTTAGATTTAATTCCGTAAATGAGTTACCTGTGGAAAGAATATTCTTCCACCTTAACTTTTCAAATATAATCATGCTTGTTCTTGGTTCAATGCCTCAACATATAATTCACGCATTACTGTTTTCAGCTTGTTATTATCAATAGATTCTTCGGAGATACCATCGACAAACTTTTCTATAATCGTCATAGTATCTTCAGCTTGGTCTATCATATCATCTTCTACGCCTGTTGTCAAGTCAATAAAGTCCTCGGCAATGGTAATATCGATTGGATTAACATTGTATAACGAAGCCATAAACTTGTCGAACAGATAAGGATTGGTTTTATTCACGACCACTACCTTAACATAGGTATTGGTATATTTGATTAAGTCTTTATTAGTAATTTCTGTAATAGATTCCACTTTATCATCATACACAATACGATGAAACATTACGTTGGGATTCGGGATGAACTCCAAAGTACGAGTAGACAAATCAAAAAGGTGAAAACCCCTAGTGTCGTTGTAATCTTGCCACGTGAGCTCATAAGGATTGCCAAGGTAAGAAATATTGTCTGAAGTAGAGCGATGGTGAAAGTGGCCAGAAAAGACCATATCAAATTTCCTAAAAATTTCACGACTCAATCCTCCATCAGATGTCATACCACGGTGCATGGTAAACCCAGCAATCTCAAAATGTCCCATACAAAGAGAAGCGGAATTGTTTTTAAGTTCCAACATACTCTCATCATAATTCTCAGCACAAATCCAAGGCATCATCAATATATCAGAACCAACCTCACCATAATTTAAGTGTATTGTCTGTGGTGAATCTATAACGTGGATATTTTCATACTCATTAAGTAGTAGGTCTACAGAGTTTACATCATTAGTATTTTTAAAATAGGTATCATGATTGCCAGCCAACATATAAACTGTAAGGTTTCTTTTGGCTAACTCATCAAAGAACATTTCTTTGGCACGTTTAAGACTGTAGAAGTTTATGTATTTCCTACGGTCAAACGTATCACCGAGTATAAGAACAGTAGTAATGCCATTATTGTCAAGGCATGGGAAGAAAGTATCTCTATAAAACTTTTCATAATAATCCAAGAAATGAGGTGAGTCATTCCTTGCTCCAAAGTGTTGGTCTGTTATAATCGCTATTTTCATAATACTAGTATATCACTCTCCTAAGAACTTTTCAAGCCCTTTTGGCTTTTTTACCTCTTTCTTTTTATCCTGAGCTTCTTCATAGTTACCTATAAACTCGGCAATATTATCGTATAGTTCAAATTGTTTACTGGTGCCATCCTCAAACTCCAATAATTCCATTTCATCTAATATACCCATTTGCTCTGTGGCTTTATACTTAACATAGAGCTGTTTTTTTTCTTTTTGGATCCTTCGTAGAAAGGCATAGTATATAATCTGTGTAAAGTAGGCAAATGGATTCTTTGATTTGGTTGGATCAAAGTTATTAAAATACATCAAACAGTTTTCGATACCATCGGACATCATTTCTTCACGATAGGTATAATTTATGAAGTTGGGTTTGTGTGATAGTCCCTCTGCTATCTTCATAAAGCACTCACCAATGTAATTAGGAATGGCAGGAGGTTGTTTTTTCTCTGCTTTAGCAGTATTACACTTCTCTTTATAATCTATCAAAGCTGCCAAAAAATCAGCGTTATTAATGTAATGTTTTTGCTTAGTCGCCATGTTTACCACCTAAAGTTATTGACAAACGCTTGACAAGAGAGTAAAGTCGAGTATGTCCTGTTTTGAGATTATTAATGTAAGACACCAGTACCATCATATTGTATATCCTGAAAATCATTAATTGCTAGTTGTAATTCTTCGTCACTCATTTCTTTTGCCAGTTCTTTGGCACTTAAAACACTCTTAATCTTTTCCACAGTATACACATAGTAGTCCACAAATTCTTCATTTGGTTCTGCCATTGTTAGTATATCTTTGGTGTGTACCTGTAATTGATTATTTTTAATTAATTGTATTGGAAGCCATTGTCTCATAACCAAACCAGCATCTATTCCACGGAAATCAACGGAGAAAGCCATCGGCTGATCCAGTATGTAATGATTCAATCCATCTATAGAAACATTGGCAATCAAATCTTCCCCATTCTGTAATTTTATTACTTGTGTTTTATGTTCAAGCATTTTTTAATCCAATCTTGTATATTTTGAAAGGGAACTGCTCATCATTATATATCTTAGTTCTTTCCACGAAATGTTTTAAGGTATAGTTCATATGTTTTTTATATCTGAGGTCATCGGCAATATCATAAAGAGTTGCTATTTCTTTACCTTCACTTTGCCTAAGGCCTCTACCAATACTCTGTAACGTCCTAATTGAAGATTTAGTTGGCATTGCAAATATGATGTTATGTAAATTTCTAATATTGATACCTGTGCTAAAAGTACCATAAGAAGCCACTACAATTGCATCGTTTTCAATCTCCATAATTCTTCTAATTTCTTCACGGTCAGTCGTATCAGTTCCACCGTGTACAAAGAAAACTTTTCTATTGCCAATCTTCTCTGTATCCTTTATCATATCATACAGGATTCTACCATGCTTGTCAACCATTTGATAGAGTATTAATGTATTTTTACCTAGGCTAACTGCAAGATTCTTAATGAATTTATTTCTAACTTCATTGGAAATTAAATACTGTATTTCTTCTTGGTAAGTTTTGTCTTTATACTCTAAGCACTTCTCATCTGGATGTTTTAATATGAGGCACTTAACTTCAAAATTAGACACTTGGTTCTTATCAATCAGTTCTCTGGTGCTGATTACTTTGTTTACAGGTCCAAATAAACCTTCTAATACAAGCTTGTGTGTTTTAGTACCATCTAAAGTACCTGTAAGACCTATACGATACTTGGCATTGATACAAGAGGTGAGTATGGTTGTAAGTGATTGTGCTTTGAATAGATGTGCCTCATCACCTATTACATAATCAAATTGATGGAAGTATTCTTTAGGCAACTTATATAAAGATTGCCATGTGGAAATTATTAAAGGTTTGCTTGACTCTTTGTCTTTACCTTGATATACTCTGTGTAAATGTTCTTCCATGTTATCGTTATTGTAATCGGCAAAGTCCGAATATAATTGTTCAACCAAAGATGTGGTTGGAACGATAACAAGGCCTTTAAGATTTTGATATTGTTGTAACTGACGAAAGATAAGATAGATGATTAATGATTTACCTGATGCTGTAGGGGATAATAACAATGCTCTGCGTTTACGCATGGCATGAATGTATCCTTCAATTTGATGTTCTCTTACCTCGATAGGTTCACCACGGGCATGGATTTGTAAATCTTCTATGAATTTTTTGGCATGATATAAAGGATAATCATCATCAACAAAGTTATGAGTAAATGTATAATCACGCTCTTGGCAAAACTCCTCTACATTACCAACAAGACCCATGTAGATTTGTGAGTTTCTAGAATCAAACAACCTTATTTTTCCATCCCATATTTTATTACGATAGGCTGGAACAAAGGTATATCCAGGAACAAAGAATGTGAAGTATTCTGATACCTCTTTAGCAATGTGTTTCTCACATTCTATTTTGGCATACACCTCATTTACTTTGGAGATGGTTAAGTGTTCTTTATTGTCCACCGATAAACTTTTCCCATGATATAAAATCACGAAGCTGCCATGTTCTTTGTTTCAATTCATTCATAATAGATTCAATTACAGATACCGTTTCTTCATGATATACTTTTTTTTCAAGTAACTTAATTAGGTCTCCGTCTGCTTCTAAGTATGTAGTAATGTCCGATTTAAGTGTAAACTGAAATGGAGTCCATCCATATTCATCCAATTCGTCCTTGGACATTTTACCTGTGTAGTATTCCCATTTAATCTTCCGCATACGGAGATAATCAAAGTGTGCCTTCTTTGAGGCTATTTTATGCTTTGTGAGTATACTGAGGTATTTGTTGTGTAGTTTAGGTATCTTCAGCAGTTCTTTGCCAGGCTCTGTCTGGTCCATGTCTGCGTCTATTTCCCAATACTTTAATACTTGTTCTAGATTTTCCATAATATTTTCAATAATTTAACACCAAATCTACATTATAACATGACTTATGTTATCGTGTCAAGCCAATGTTAATCATTAATTGGAATGAATTGGTGATAATCAAACACAAAAGTGGCTGAAGCATATACAATATCATCTGCTGACATTTTAGTATCAAAAGTAATATCAGACAATGAGATTGGAAAAGCATTTACAAAATTAACCCTAATGATTGGATTATTCAAACTATTCAATATAGTTAGTGTGGCATCAGAATAATACTTTAATGTATTAGACTTATATTGATTTTGTATATTAGTTAACCTTCTTCTCTCCTCAAAACTCTCTGGAGAGGCGATGGAACGGAACCAAGCATGGATTTGTTGCCATGTGTCTAATGCTTCATCAACGGCAAAATCAATGTTTAATTGATTATAAGTTATCTTATTCCCTGGTGCAAAAATATCCAACATTGGAGTTGAGATTGGTGCTTGACCTAAATTAACACCAGGTATATTTACTGACTGACAAAAATATTGAGTCGAACCAATCCTATCAAAAGTCAAAAGATATTTTGAAGGTTGTAAATAATTTACATTTTCTGGAATTCTAGTTAGCGCTGACATACAAGTATTTAGGTTGTAAAAAAAAGTTTAATTATTTTTGAATCATCCAGCAACCTTCATTTTTATGGTGTTCTGGATCATCTCTTAACGAAATAATTGAATTTTTATCAATACCCATTTCATCACAAAATTGGTATATTCCATTTCTAACAGTATTAACGCCACGGTCATCAGTAAACCAATCATGACCAGAAAAAATACCACCTTTTTTAACTTTAGGCCAATAGTTCATACAATCTTGGTATACAGATTTATGGGAATGATTAGCGTCAATAAAAATCCAATCTAATGAATCATTTTCAATAAATTGGTGTCCTTCATCCGAAGATTTTTTAATTAAAACAACTTTATCTTTGTTTTTATTATCTGGACTTTCTAATTTTTCTAAAAATACTTCACCAACATCTTTCATCATTTCACTACCCATATGTCCCCAAGGGCAATCATCTGCATAATCTTTGTATTCTTCCCATTGGTCTACAGCATAATATTTGGTAATTTTTGGAACTTTTTCCATCATGTGAAACATATTTGTACCAAAAGCAACACCGACCTCAGCAGCAACAATATCACGGTCAAGAGAGTTTAATATTTTAATAAAGCCAGAAGAACTTTCTCTTTCAAAAATATCTGGACTAGCCAACCATTCAGAATAAGATTTGTAATAATATGAATCATTAAACATAATAATTTCCTTTTCAAAAATAATAAAAATACATTACTATTTATATGCAAAAAAAAGAGACCTCCGAAGAGGTCTCTATAAAATATCACTCTGTGGTGATTTGATTACATCAAGTTCTTAACACCGAATAAACGATAATATACGTTTCTACGAGCCATTAATTTGCCATCATCTGGATATACACCAGAAGCACCATTCGAGAATGGGTTGGCTACCATACCGTAACGAGTCTTGAATCCAATTTTTGGTTGGAATGTGAACTGGTCAA